TATATACTAAAAACGCAAGTGGTACTGTTGTTGAGTTAGGAACATCTCTAACAAACGCAACTGGGTTGCCTTTAACAACTGGCGTTACCGGTACATTACCAGTAGCCAATGGAGGTTCTGGTGCATCTACACTTACTGGTGTTTTAAAAGGTAATGGAACATCTGCCTTTTCTGCAGCTACAGCAGGAACAGACTACGCAGGTATTGACACAGCACAAACCTTTACAAAAGGTCAGCGTGGCGAGATAACCACTCTAACCGATGGTGCTACTGTTACTCCTGACATGGCTGATTCCAACAACTTTACCCTTACACTTGGTGGCAATCGCACACTAGCCAATCCTAGCAATCTAACTGCCGGTCAGTCTGGTTCTATTTTCCTAGTGCAAGATGGTACAGGCTCTAGGACTCTAGCGTATGGCTCACAGTACGACTTTATCGGTGGCACAGCACCTACACTATCGACAGCAGCAAACGCAGTTGATAGAATAGACTATGTAGTTCGTACTACAGGTTCTATCCATTGTGTATTTACAGCTAACTATAGTTAAGGCTAATAATGTCAGTTATCGGTTCTAATATCCTTGCTGGTGCATCTGGTCAAGGTGGTGCATATAACCTAACCAACTCCCTACGCTTTCGGTCTAGTGCTTCTGCTTATCTAAACAGAACTCCAGCTAGTGCTGGCAATCGGCAAATCTTTACTTGGTCAGGATGGGTAAAAAGAGGAGAACTAGGCAATGAAGATATGTTGTTTAGCTCTTATCCTACCAATGGCGATAATAATCAGTTGCGCTTTAGTAATGATAATAAAATTGGAATATATTTAGAGGACGGAGTAACTGGTCTTTTAGTAACTACTCAAGTTTTTAGAGATATATCCGCTTGGTATCACATTGTTTTTGCCGTAGATACAACACAAGCAACATCAAGCAATAGAATTAAATTGTATGTCAATGGTTCTCAAGTAACTGCATTTGATACATCTACTTATCCTTCACAAAACTATAATACTGGATTTAACAACACGATATTACACACAATGGGCGAAAGCGCTAGATTAAGTGGAAGAAACTTTGACGGCTACATGGCAGAAGTAAACTTCATCGATGGTCAAGCCCTAACCCCATCCTCATTCGGTGAAACATCTACAAGCACAGGTGTATGGATTCCTAAGAAATACACAGGAACATACGGCACTAATGGATTCTATTTACCATTTACCGATAACTCTGCTCTGACTACATCATCTAATGTGGGACTAGGAAAAGACTTTTCAGGCAACGGAAACTATTGGACTACAAACAATATCAGCATTACTGCTGGCACTACTTATGACAGCATGACAGATGTGCCTACTATTAGTGCGCTTGGTAGTAATTATGCAACTCTAAATCCATTAGTTAAATCATTCCAAGGATCAGGAATTGCTAATGGAAACTTATCCATGATAAGTGCTGCTGGAAACTGGGAGATTGCTTTATCTACAATGGCTGTTTCAAGTGGTAAATATTATTGTGAAGCTATTTATGGCGCTACTAATAATATGTTTGGTGTATATAATCCAACTCAAAAAACTTGGGATTCTAATCAACAAAATGCTAATGGTGGAACACTTGCTCTTTTTCCAGTATGGCAACAAGTTATTATAAATGGAAGTGCAACTGGTTCATTTGGCGCAATTAGTGTTGGCGATAATATTGGGATGGCTCTAAATTTAGATGCCTCAACAATTAGTTTTTATAAAAATGGTTCTTTAATAGGTGGTGGAGCAGTTAATCTTCCATCAAATATGATTGGTATTCCAATTTGTTTTGCTTTATTTTCTGCTGAAACTGGGACTTCAACTCATATCAACTTCGGTCAAAGACCATTCGCCTACACCCCACCAACAGGCTTTAATAGACTAAACACATTTAACTTACCTACTCCTACGATTGGTGCTACTGCATCTACACAGGCGAATAAGTATTTCAATGCTGTAACTTATACTGGAAATGGATCAACTCAAACAATTACAGGACTTGGATTTCAGCCTGACTTAATTTGGGTTAAAAGAAGGGATACAACAGCATCTCATAATTTAATTGATGCAGTTCGTGGAGCTTCAAAGATTATTTATTCTGATGCTACTACAGCAGAAATAACAGACTCAAATAATATCAATGCATTTAACTCAAATGGTTGGACAATGGGATTAAATACTGATGTTAATGCTAATGGTGGAACATATGTTGGATGGTCTTGGGATGCAAATGGCTCAGGCTCAACCAACACAGATGGTTCTATTACATCTACAGTAAGTGCTAATACAAGTGCTGGATTTAGTATTGTTACTTTTACAACTCAATCAAGCGGTACAGCAACAGTAGGTCATGGCTTGGGTGTTGCACCTAGTATGATTATTACAAAATTAAGAACTGATGCTTCTAACTGGAATGTTTTTCATTCTTCGGTTGGAAACACAGGAATTTTAAATTTAAATACTACTGGCGCTACAACAACAAACTCTCAATACTGGAACAATACATCTCCTACTTCTTCAGTATTTACTACAGGAACTTGGTATACTGGCTCATTGACTGCTGTAGCCTACTGCTTCGCACAAGTCGCTGGATACTCTGCATTTGGCTCATACACAGGGAATGGTTCTACTGATGGGCCGTTTGTATATACAGGGTTTAGACCTAAATATTGGCTAATTAAAAGAACAGATAGTTCAGATTTTTGGGTTACAGATAACAGCGTTACCAGCCCTTATAACCTTACATCAAAATATTTATTGCCAAATACAGCAGATGCAGAAGGCGATACTGGTTCAAACCCTGCTGGTCAAGCAATGGATGTTCTTTCAAATGGATTTAAATTAAGAAATACCAATAGCGGAAGAAACGCAAGTGGTGGAACTTACATCTACATGGCATTTGCAGAAAACCCCTTTAAGTATAGTTTGGCTAGGTGATGAGAGTACGAAAGCCAAGAATAGATTTAGTTGGGTTTGAGAATGACTATGCAATCGTTCTTAGACCAGACTTACCTAATAGATGGGTAGTGCAATGCAAATCATGTGGTCAAGAACATATACAAGTTGGCAGAGAGATTCAAAGAAATAGTGCTACTAGAGCTTGTGAATACTTTAAACCACACAATTATTCAGGGCTAGAAAAGAGAGATGGAATAATTCGCAGACAGTATGGTATTACACTAGCAGAATATGAGGAAATGCTTAAAGCACAAGATTATAAATGTGCTATTTGTGGTAATGAAGATGAGGTCGAAGGAAGAAGGTTGGCTATAGACCATTGCCATAGTAAAGGTAATGTTAGAGGTTTACTTTGTGGCAAATGTAATAGAGGACTAGGTCTTTTTTACGACAACTTAGATTTGCTTGAAAAAGCAAAGGATTATTTAATTAAATACGCTAACGCAAGATAGGAAATATTATGCCTTTTAAACTCGGAACTAAGACTATCCAACTGGATACACCTTTTACACACAATGACATTCAGTACCCTGCTAACTGGATTCGTTTAGCATCTGAGGCAGATAAGTCTGCTATCGGTCTAGTATGGGAAGCGGATGCTGTTCGAGCAGATGATCGATTTTATTGGAATGGAGACATCAACAATCCAAAAGCACTAGAGGATAAATTAGAAGTAGACCAAGATGGTAATCCCATGTATGTCAAAGTATTAGGCACAGTAGATGGCAAACCAGCAATGGTTGATAGCACCGAGAGATTAGTAACCAAAGGATTAAAGTCTAACTTTATCTCTCAAGTAAAGACTACTGCTGGTTCTATCCTTGCTCAGACCGATTGGATGGTAATCCGTAAAGCTGAACGCAATGTAGACATTCCTACTTCTGTTGCTACTTATCGTGCAAGTGTAGTAACCAAGGCTACTGAGTTAGAAGCAAGCATCTCTGCGGTTACGACTGTAGAAGAATTGATTGCTTTAGACTTATCGTTTCCTACGGAGTAAGTAAATGACCGAAGCTGAATTAAAACTCCTAAGCCACGAAGAAGTCTGTAAAGTTCGCTACGAACAGATACACGCTAGACTAAAGAGACTAGAACAGATTCTCCTCGGTACTGCTGGATTCATTATTGTAACACTACTAACATTGGTACTTAAATGAGAGAAATCTCTGTTGGTAAGAACCTCACTGCTGATACATTAACAACATTGTATACCGCACCGAGAAATCACACTGCTCGGTTTTATACACTGTATGCTCTAGAGTTAAGTCTGAAGCCGGTTCTTCTGTAACTGTAATTATTACAATGGAACAAGAGTATAAAGCAGCACAACCTTAAGGATAATGATTATGCCACTCGCTAAAGGTAAGTCGCAGAAGACAATAAGTAAGAATATCTCTAAACTGGTTAAAGAAGGAAGACCACAGCGTCAGGCTGTAGCAATCGCATTATCAACCGCTAAAGTAGCTAAACCTAAGAAAAGGAAATAATATGCCAATGGCAAAAGACAAGAAGTTCCCTTACACCGCTAAAGGTAAGAAGGAAGCTAAGACATACGCTAAGAAGACTGGTGCTAAAGTAAGCACTGCTCCAAAGGCTAAACCCATGAAGAAGATGGGAGCTATGCGTGGCTACTAAAAAGGGCTTATACTATAACATTGCCCAAAAGCGTAAGCGTATCGCTGCAGGATCAGGCGAGAAGATGCGTAAGGTAGGCAGCAAAGGCGCACCTTCGGCGCAGGACTTTAAAGACGCTGCTAAAACAGCTAAGAAGAAGAAATAATGCCTAAGAAAGAATACCAGAACCCTGAAGGCGGTTTAAACGCCAAAGGAAGGGCTTATTTCAAGAGAACTGAAGGCGCTAACCTCAAACCTCCAGTTTCAGCTAAAGAGGCTGCAAAGTCCCCTAAAGCGGCTAAACGACGCAAGAGCTTCTGTGCAAGGATGAGTGGCGTTAAAGGTCCGATGAAGGATACCAAAGGACGACCAACAAGAAAAGCACTGGCATTAAAGAAGTGGGATTGTTGAGATTTTACTTGACAAAATAGTCAAACTATGATAGGATAGCGCATGGCTACAACATATTTACAAGCAGTTAATAGTGTGCTACGACGGTTAAGAGAAACCGAAGTAGCTACTGTTGCTTCTACCTCATATTCTAAGCTAATTGGCGATTTCGTTAACGATGCTAAGTCTTCTGTCGAATCTGCCTATAATTGGAATGCTTTGTCGGATACGCTAACGGCTACGACTACGGCTGATTTGTTTAGTTATGTCTTAACTGGTTCTGGTGTACGCTTCCGTATTGTGGATGTACTAAACGACAGCAAAGACACTGTAATGCGTCTGGCGCCTACGACATGGATGAATCAGCAGTTTATGTCGTCTAGTCCGCAGAAGGGTTCTCCTAATTACTATAACTTCAACGGACAGGATAATAACGGAGATACATTAGTTGATGTATTCCCCATCCCTGACGGTGTTTATACATTACGGTTTAATGTCATATTACCTCAAGCAGATTTAACCTCTGACAGTACCGTTATTAAAGTCCCTGCCGATGTTGTTATTCTAAATGCTTATGCAAGAGCATTAGTAGAGCGTGGCGAAGACGGTGGATTGCAATCTTCCGAAGCATACGCTTTAGCTCGTAACTTAATGGCTGATTATATCTCTTTAGAGTCTAATCGTTATCTTGAAGATACAAACTGGGTTCCAAGTTGAGCAAGCCACTACAAGCAGCAACTATTGCCGCACCCGGATTCATGGGGTTAAATACGCAGGATAGTAGCGTAACCCTTGAGTCTGGATTTGCCTTAGTTGCCAATAACTGCATCATCGATAAGTTTGGTCGTATTGGTTCCCGTAAGGGCTGGGACAATGTCCACGCAACCAATGCTGACTTATCTACTGCAGTCGTTAAAACAATTGCAGATGTCAGAGGACCTGATAACAATACAGTTCTGTTTGCTGCTGGTAACAATAAACTGTTTATTGAAGAATCAGGTGCTTTAGTTGCTAAGAATGTACGCAATGCTGCTGATTCTGCTAATGTCAGTTACACTATTTCAGACAGTCATTGGCAGGTTGCTAATATACAGCAAGTAACAGAAACTAAAGCATACGCAACAGTAGTACAAGCAGGTCACCCTGTATTGATATTAAACTACTTAACTACTGCTTTTGGATTTCAACGATTAGGTGATTTAGGAAGTTTACCGGGAGCTTATACCGTAACAACCTTTACCCCTAACTGCGCTATTGCGGCATACGGAAGAACTTGGGTTGCTGATATTTCTGCCGATAGACAAACAGTGTATTTTAGTGACCTGTTAGACGCTACGAACTACACAACTGGTACTTCTGGTCGTTTAGATATATCTGAAGTAGTTGGCGATGGTGATCCTATTGTAGCGTTAGCGTCTCACAATGGTTTCTTGATTATATTCTGCACTAGACATATTGTTGTCTATGCCGGTGCACAAGATCCATCAACAATGGCATTGTCAGATGTGATTAATGGCGTTGGTTGTACTGCTAGAGATTCGGTACAAACAACTGGTTCGGATGTTATTTTCTTGTCTGATACTGGTGTACGGTCATTAGCTAGAACTATTCAAGAGAAGTCTGCTCCGTTCAGAGACTTATCTAAGAATGTTCGTGATGATTTATTATCCTATGTAAATGGTGAAACAGCAACAAACATTAAATCCATTTACAGTCCAACGGATGCGTTTTACTTATTGTCTATCCCATCACAGTCTATTGTGTATTGTTTTGATACAAGAGTAATGATGCAAGACGGTGCAGCAAGAACTACGACATGGACTAATTTAGTTCCGTATTCTTTTGCATTGACAAAGGATAAAGAGCTGTACACCGGCTTAGCGGGCTATGTTGGTAAATATACTGGGTATCAAGACAATGGGGATGATTATTCCATGTCTTACTTTACTAACTATTTTGATTATCAAACACCAACAACACTGAAGATATTCAAGAAGGCTGACTTCTACATTATTGGTGGAGCAGATCAGACAGTTGCAATTAAGTGGGATTTCGATTACGAAGGCAATTATGAATCAGAAATCAGAACTCTAGATGCGGCAACAATTTCTGAATACGGTATTGCTGAATACAACATTGGTAAATTTGCTGGCGGTACAGTTATTAGTCGATTAGATGTCCCAACTTCTGGTACAGGACGAGTATTACAGATTGGATTAGAGTGTGATATTAATGGTAATGCAGTATCCGTACAGAAATTGGATGCTTATATTAAATTAGGAAGGGTGGCTTAATCGTGTCTAATTACACAAAAACAACTAACTTTACTGCGAAAGATTCGTTACCTACTGGTAATACGAATAAGATTATTCGTGGTTCAGAGTTCGATACTGAATTCAATAATATTGCTACAGCAGTAACAACCAAAGCTGACTTAGCAAGTCCTGCTTTGACTGGAACTGCTACAGCCGTTAATTTAACTGTTTCTGGAACTATGACTGCTTCTAGCGGTATGACTCTAACAGGTACGCTAACAGGCGGAACCATTGATGGCGGTACATACTAATCATGGCAGAGATTATTGACAAACAGATGTCTGCTACGGAGATTATCCGTAAAGACTTAGAGCGTGGTGGTCTAAGCAAACAAGAAGAGAAGTTCTTCAAGAGTTTAGCCATTATGATTCAACAAAACAAAGCTGTTGTTGTACGGCACAATAACACTGTGTTTATCGGTATTCGTAAAGAACCGGGTGTATTAGAAGTGCATATGTATACAGTAGACACTCCTAATATGCTTCTTGGTGCAATGAAGGTTGGAATTGATGCAGTCAAGAAAGCTGGGATAAAGAAGTTAGTATCTGAAACTGATAACTACAAACTAATAACAATGATGCAAAAGATGAACTTACCTGTAGAAGTAAAGAAGAAGGGTAAAGGATTTGCATGGTCACTGGAGATTAAATAATGGGTGGCGGAGGCGGATTTGTTGCAGCGATAACAGACCCCATTTCTGATGTACTGGGTACTTCAGGTGGTGATGGTGGTCTATTAGGTGCTGTAGAAGATGTTGGTGGTTTTATCGGCGATGCTGGTGAAATCATTGACAATGCAGTCATACAACCAGTTGTTGATGACCCAGTTAACACTGCTATTAAACTCGGTGCTTACTATGTTGGTGGTCCTTTAGGAAGTGCCGTAGCAAGTGCTGGTATTTCAGCAGCACAAGGTAATGACATTGAAGACATCGCTAGAGATGCCGCTGTTTCGTATGTTGCTGGTCAGGTAGGCGGTCAAGTAGGCGGTGCTGTTGCGGGTGAAACAGGTTCACAGTTAGCCGGTAACTTAGCACAAGGCGGAACATCTGGCGCAACAAGTGCTGTGTTGTCTGGAAGAGACCCAGTAACAGGATTATTGTCTGGTGTTACCAATGCTGGTATTAGTGCCGGTGTCGGCTCAGTCGTAGATGCAGGAGCAAACTTATTTAATCAAACAAATACAGGAAGTACAGGTATGGATGAACTATTTAATACTACCGGCGAAGACTTTAACATGGGCGGCATATTTAGCGGCACAGGTGAAGACTTTAACATGGGTGGCAACCCTAACATTATTCCCGGTGAACTTGGGGACATCATTCAAGATGCTCAAGGTAACATTGTCTTGTCTTCCGGCGCTGACATCCAAGCTGCACAGTCTCTTGGTTTAGATTCTAACGCATTAACTAACTATGCTAAACAATTCGGCACACAAGCACTTAGAGCCTTATTGACAAGTCGTGGAGGTTCTGGTTCTGGTGGAACTGCTGGTGGAAATACCGGCTTAGGTGGACTACTCGGAGGCGGTGTTAATGCTTATCTTTCTGCACAGCAAAGACAAGCAATTCAAAACGCTTACAATCAACAAGCTCAACAAGTTGGGTTAGCTGCTGCTAGAGCGCAACAACAAGCTACATTTAAACCAGTAGGAATTACAACTGCTTTTGGTCAGTCTCAGTTCCAAGTAGACCCAGCCACAGGACAATTGGTTTCTGCTGGATATACTCCAACAGCACAAACATCCCAACAAATTCAAAACTTGTTTGGTCTCGGCGCTCAAGCATTGCCTACAACAACAGATACTCAAGCAATTCAGCAGCAATATATTGCTCAACAACAAGGTCTATTAGCACCCGGTCGTGAACAGCAATTAGCTCAACTGCGTAATCGTCAATATCAGCGTGGTACAGGCGGTCTAGCCACTGGCGGAACTGTTGCAGGTTACGCTCCCGGAGCTGCTGGTTTAATGCAAACCAATCCAGAGATGGCTGCTTATTACAATGCACTAGCAAGGGAAGATGCTGCTTTATCTGCTAACGCTCCTACTTATGCTCAGAATCTTCTTAATGCCCAGATTAATACTGGTACTGGTTTATTTGGAGCTGCAAATACCTTAGAAGGTTACGCAAGACAGCCATTAGCCTTATCTACAGACTTAGCAAAAGCTCAAGCCGCTTCTGGTGCATACGCTGGTCAACTCGGATTGACAGGACAACGACAAGCTGCTCAACTAGCTGCTGAAGGTGCGTTATTGGGTAATGCAGCAATGCAGGGAACTTATAATCAGTTAGGACAAGTTGCAACAGGGGTAGGCAATACTGTTGGCGGTTTATTTGGTCAAATACCAGCAATTCAAAACTGGTTAGCATAAGGAAATAACATGGCACAATTTGATAGTATTGTTGGTGGTTTGTTTGGGGCTTCTCCCGAAGCTCTTAACATTGCTCGTGAACAGCAAGCATTAGACTTTGCAAATAAAGTAACTACGGCAGAAGGGCAACGACCCGGCTTAGGCTCTGTTTTAGGTGCTAATGTTATGGGCGCTAGAGGAATTAGAGAACTAGGCGGTGTGTTCGGTGTCGAAGACCCATTAATGCAGCGTGTATCTCAACAACAGCAGTTATTAAGCGGTGTTGACTTTACTGACCTTAATTCTTTGACCAAGGCTGCACAACAAGCTACAGCATCAGGTCGTCCTGATATTGCAAACGAATTAGCAAAGCGTGTATTAGAACTTAGAACTAAAGTAGAAGAAAGGCAATTAAATCGTGAAACGCAATTACAAATTGCTGCTGAAAGAAATCAAGCAAGATTAGAAGAAGCCAGACAACGAGGTGCAGACCAAAAAGAAATAGCCAGAATAAGAGCTGAAGGACAACAAGCAATATTAGACTTAAGAACAGAAGCTCTGCAAGAAAAGAAACAAGAAAAGATTGAAAAACAAGAACAAGCGGCAAACACGGCTATTGGCGCTGCCGATAGAGTTATTAACGAAGTTAAAGATGCTAAAAAGCTAGTATCTGGCTTTACCGCCGGTGCTGGTTCGTATTTGTCGGCTATCCCCTTAACAGATGCCAAAGATTTATCTAAGCGTCTGAATACTATTAAAGCTAATTTAGGATTCGATAGACTGCAACAAATGCGTGATGCGTCGCCAACTGGTGGTGCTTTAGGTCAAGTTGCAGTTCAGGAATTAATTGCGTTACAATCTACAATTGCTTCATTAGATCAGGATCAAAGTCCTACTCAATTAAAAGAGGCATTAGATAAAATAGAATTCCATTATTCTAATTGGAGAGACACTGTTCGCAAATCAGGAAAGGCAACACCAACCGGAGCAGCGCCGGAGGCTGGTAAACAAGGTACAGCCGCTAATCCAATAGTGTTAAAATAAGGACAATTATGCCAGTATATCAATACGAAGGTGTTCATTATGACCTTCCAGACGGATTGTCAAACGAACAAGCGATTGCTAAGATTCAATCTTATTTAGGTGTTTCAGCACAGCCAACCAGACCACGCCAAACAGAATACACTGCAGAGCAGATGGCTCCGTCTTCACCTGAAGATGTAGGCTTCAGTGGTGAGGCTCCTTCTGAAAGAGAAAAAGCAATTGGTCGTACTTTGCTAGGAATTGGAAAAGGAATCGTAAATCCAGCATTAGCAGTAGGACAATTTGTTGCTCCAGAACGAACTCAGGATTTACTAAGTCGATATAAAGAAGCAAGAACAGAACTTGGTGGTCAAGGATTAGATGTTGGTGAAGTAGTCGGGACAATTGTCAATCCTCTAAATCGCTTTTTACCAGCAGCTACCGCAGCAACGACAACAGGTAGAGCAGCTCAATATGCAGGACAGGGTGCTGTTTTAGGCGCTCTAACTCCTGCAGAAGATGCTAAGAATTTATTATCAGAGAAGATTAGTCAAATTGGTTTTGGTGCGGTATTAGGGGGTTTACTAAGCTCCGGTATTGATTTAGGTAAAGGTGTTTATAACATTTCTAAAGAGTTTGTAAAGCCTCTTACCACTACTGGTCAGAAAGCTATTCTACAAGAAAGACTCCAAGAACTCGCCAGCAAAGAACCTGAGAAGATTATTGCTGCATTACGCAACGCCCCTGAAACTGTTCCCGGCTCTAAACCAACAGCCGCCGAAGCAATTGCTGATATTCCAGCAGCTACCGGATTAGCTGCCTATCAGAAGGCATTAGAAACCTCACCACAAAAAGGAATATCCGCTGATTTTGCTGTACGGGATGTAGCACAGCAAACAGCAAGACAGCAAGTACTACAGAAAACAGGCGGTACAGAAGAAGACATCTTAGAGGCTATTGCAAATAGAACTCGTGTTACAGAACCATTAAGAGAAGATGTATTATCTCAAGCAAATATTGCAGGGCAGGTTGCTCCTAGATTAGAACAGCAGATTGCTGAGAAGTTTAAAAGTAAAGCAGGAGCATTGCAAGTTGGCGGTAAACTAGAAACAGAAGCAATGCAGCAACAGCAGTTATCACGGGAGTTCTTTCCTGTTCCGGGCTATCCTAGAGTATCGCCAGAATATAGTCAGAATTACAATAGGATTGTAGAAAACCTACAAGGTTCAACTCTGTCTAAAAACATTGCGGCTCAACGCCAAGCAGAAGCAGAATTTAAGAAGTTTCAATTGCAAAGTTTAGCTGATGAAGGTTTTTATCCTTTACGAGTACAGTCTATTATTGATAATGTAGATACAATTCTTCAGAAACCCGGTGAACGGGCTTCCGATGTGGTGACTAATGTATTTAGTTCATTGAAAGAGAAATTAACTCGTCTAACAGACCCCGCTACTGGAATTATTGATTCAAGAGATTTGTATACAATTCGTAAAGAAATCGGTAATGACATTAAGAAGTTTTCACAGGAATCCCAAAACTGGGATGCTAAACTAACTAGCGGCTTAGAGAAAAATGTCAAAGACTATATTGATAATGCTATCATAAAAGCAAGTGAGTCTGGAGTTAAGAGAGAGAATTCAACTTGGCAGAAATACTTAGATACTTTCCAGAAAGAGTCTACTAAGATTAATCAAATGCAAATTGCACAGGCACTGGAAAAGCAATTAGGAACACCTTTAGGAAACAAAGAAAGAGCTGCACAGTTTGCTGCTGCTGTTGAAAACGGAGCTTCCATTATTAAACGGTCAACAGGACAGAATCGATTCTCTAAACTAGAAGATGTCTTAACACCACAGCAAATTGGCGATATTAATAAAGTATTAGTGGATGTACAGCGTAAAGCTAAATCAGAAGAATTAGCGAGTATGTCTAAGGTTGCAGGACAGCAAGCGTATGAATTACCACAATTGCTTAACCGTTACGCTACGATTACCAATACTGTTTTAAAGTTAATCAAGAAAGATGTAACTGACGACATTAATCGCTACGCTGCCGATATGTTATTAGACCCGCCTAAACTAGCTGCATTTATTGAAGGAATCCCAACAAACAAAATGCAAAGTATTGTAACTGCATTTATGTCTCGCTTGACTCCTGAAACTAGAGATGCCTTTAGCAGAGCAATCATTATTAGACCAGCGGTTGTACAAAGCCAACAATAATTAAGACTATGAGCCATGTCCGACCAATTTGGGTTTATCGAAGGAGCAAAGTCTGTAACCAGTAGCATGGATGCCAGCCGAGAGGCTAGTAAGTCCATTACTAAGAGTATTGTCGATGTACAAAAGGACGCTGCGGCAGTAGCGCAGCAAAAGGACCTAGAGCGTAAGAGACAGATACGGGAATCTCAGGTCTTTAAAGAGCAGTATTTCAAACGAGCAATGATGGAATGGCAACGCCAAGAAACCATCCGTATCGAGGAAGCTAAAGTCAAAGCTGATTTCATAAGAAAGCATGGCGCTAAACGCTGGAGTGAAATCGAATCCATTAAACAAAAGATAGAGAAACAAGATAATGAACTTACGAGAGAGTTTAAACACGATTTGGCAAAGGTTCGTAGAGCAATGTTCATGTGCTATGCAGTGGCTGCGGTCATTGCTTGGTATCTAACTTGGGGGTATAAACAATAATGTTACCATTGATGGCACTATTCGATGTTGGGATGAAAGTCCTAGATAAATTCATTCCTGATCCAGAAGCTAAAGCTAAGGCACAGAAAGAGTTGCTACAGATGCAACAAGAAGGTAAGTTAGCTGAGTTAAACGCTGACAATATCGAGGCACAAGAACTCACAAAGCGTCAAGAAGCAGACATGGCTAGTGATAGC